GCCTTGAGCGCAGACAGCGACGAAAAGTTAGCCACGTTGCGGTCAAGGCCACCCGCAGAGCTGTACTGGTGGAATAGCCACGAATGGCGAATGCCCGGCTTTCCTGCGCTGTGATTGGGGTCAGCAATCCACAGGCCATCTCCCGCATTGGACTCTGTGTCGCGCTTAGTCCAGTAATCGACATTGCAGTAAAGGATGACGCGATGGCCCGGGGCCTTAGCCTTAACGTGCTTAATCCACGCGTCACGGTCCGCCTGCGTCGCTGCGGAATTCTCCCAGTCGTAGGCGATGAAATCACCCGGCTTTAGGCCAGCGTGCGCGAGGAAATAGTCAGCTTCCGCAATGGGATTGCCGCCGTGCGCGAAATGGTAATGACCGATCACCAGGCCGGCATTTCGACCGTGGGCAACCTGCGCGGAATGCTTCGGATTTACATACGTGGTGCTTTCGGTCGCCTTGACGACAACAAAGGAAAGCCCTGCGGTCGCATAGGTATCGGACTGAAAAGAGGAAACATCAATGCCATGCAGCATGAATTACCATCCGGGCGGTAGCTGTGGTGCAACGGGCGGGGCGGGCGGAGTAGGGAACGGGAAAGGAACACAATTGCAAGCCGCCGCAGGGGCCGCGCAAAAGTCCTGGTGAATCAGGCCAGCCCTATCGGCCGAAACAACATCTTCCGCGCAGGAGTACACAGCGTCTAAATCGTCTCCGTTTAGCGGATTCTGCCGTAGCCACTGGACTAGCGCCGGGCGACCGCAACCGGCAGCGCACATGATTTCCATCGTTCCCCCTAGTTAGAAAGCCAAAAGAGCGAAAGGTTGTTGCCGCCCGTGCCAGTATTCGGGGCAAGCGGTCCGCCGCTGGTCTGCCACCCGCGCATATCGACAATGTCGCCAACGCTCAGGTAGCGGAATCCCGCAACGCACCCAACCCAGGAGTTGCCCGAACCTGCGGGTGACTGCTCAGTGGCCAGGCCCTGGATTAGCGTGGAATTGATATGGATCGCTGCGGCCCGGACCCCGGTAGCGCTGGCCGGAAAACTGATAGATCCGGACAGCGCGTAAAGCCCGGCGACCTGGACCACGTACTGGCTTGTGTTCGTCAGCGTGCTGTGCCCGTTGTCCGAGTCAAAGTCTTCCGTGTCCAGTAGCAGCGCCGTAAAGGTCTGGCCGGACGCGAAAGCAGATTGCGCAATCGTCTGCCGGGCAGAGAATCGGGGCGGGCCGTTGGTGCCCGATCCGAGAAACCAGTTACCCATGCCGCCCACCTGAGCGTTCCACAGCGCGCCGGTAATGGCGTTGCCGGGAACCTCTGTTGCAACTACGGGGGACGTTCTGGCCATCTTTCAACCCCTCATGACCTACTAGTTTCAGTAGGTTCTCAGTACGAAAACGAAACGCTGTCGAAAGCTCCAACCGCGTCATAGGTAGTCGGATCGGCAACCCCAGCGGGAAGCGGCTCACACACGACAGCGCCGATCGGGTGCGTGCGCGTAGTCGGCGAAACCAGGTTGATAACCGCGCTGCTCCAGCCGGATACCGTCGCCCCGATGCTCTGCACCGTGACCGTTTCCTGATGGGCCGCATCACCCATGCTTAGGACGAGTGACTGCCCCGGGGCTAGCTGAGCGGCAAGCGGATTCACGTTATCCGGCGACGCGTTAACCGTGATGCTGGTGGCACCAACGGAGCTAGCGCTCTGCACGGTGCTCCGCCACGACGTGAACAACCCATAGGGCGTATCGTCCGCCGGTGAGCACTGGACAGTGAGCGTCGCCACTCCCCCGGAATCCACATTCCAGGACAGTTGCTCTACGAATGCTTCAATTTGAATGGCGGGCGCGCCAATCGGACGGCGCATCACCCGTACACGGTCGCCTAGCTCCAGCGCCAAACACACGGGCCATAGCGCCGGATTACCGGACGGGTTAAGGACCATGCTGGACACCCGGCTAAGCGGAGTGCTGTAACGCGAAAGAAGGTAGTTCGCAGCGTCCTGGCATTCCAGCGGGTTAGATGCGCTGATAGTTCGCGTCATCACGCGCGGGAAATACTTTGCCTGCTTCGCAAGGTCATTCGCGCTGAAAGCCTGCGAGGTACTGCCCTGCGTGACCGTCACCATGTTTGCAAGGTGCGTTGCGTCGAAATCGAGTGCCAGCGACTCGTACGGGAATTCCCCCGCATGCTCGCCGAACACGTACACCGGAGTAAAGGCATTCAGCCGGTGCCCGCGCGAACGAAAGACTAGCGTTCCGTCCTTGCTGACAAAGTGCTCTCCGTTCTCCGTCTCGACAACGGCCTGTAGCGCACTGAGGGCGTCAGCGCCCGCTAGGCCGGTCGCACCGCTCATGCTGGTGGTTAGGCCCGGTTCAATGCTGGTAGCCCCTGCATAGCCCGCGTAGCGCAGGATACGGGCATAGCGCTGGTCAGTTGACTCACCCGCATTGGCGGATCGCCACGCACCATATAGGTTCGCGCAGTCCGTAGCGCTCAGCGCGGAGGCAAGCTCAGCGACATAGGCAATGTCTCCGTTGTACTGCGCCGAAACTCCGCCGGTAGGTGCAGCGGCCAGACCAACGGAATCCGTCAGCAGATTGCGCGGGAAGTATTCCAACGTTCCCTGTCCGCCCGCCCCAGGGTCGCCAGACGTGTACTGAGAATCCAGCGCGAGGAAAAACCGCGATCCGGAAACGTCCAGCCCAACGGCCATGAGATGCCAATTGCCGTCAGTGCAAACCTTCGGAATGGTGAGCTGGATACCGCCCACAGCGAAGCTAGACATAAGCACGTTGGCGTTGCCGCTGGAATCCAGGTAAAGCCGTAGCTGAGCGCCGGGATTAGCGCCGTTATTGGTGTCTACGGTCTGCCATAGGTCGATTTCGTTTCCGTCGGGAGTGCCCGTGAATCGAAATGCGATAAGGCGCGTAAACGTGGTGGCTTGCGGCCCCACAATGCCGGCCGATGTCAAATTCAGAAACGTTCCGGTAGGGCCGGTGCGCGAATTAGAGAAATTCGTAACCGTGCCGCCGGAAACGAACGTCCCCGCCGTAGATGCGGCAGTGATATCAGCGCCCGCAGTGACAGTGCCATTGCCATACTTGCTATTGGTGAGCTGAGCGGGCGGGAAGTTGCCCGTATCGTCGGCGAATGCCGTAGTGCCCTGCGGGTCGTCCAGCTTGTAAAGAAATCGCGGCGTGTGCCCCTGCAATTCGCTGGTCAGCGGATCGGATAGCTGTACCTGCGAAAGCAGCGCCAGCGCGTCAGCGGCTTCCGGGGTAACCACGCTGTACGTGTTATCGAGATTCCATGCCTGCGGCCACCGCTCAGTGAAACCGGAATACATGGGATACCACGTGCCCGGCTGGACCCATGCGGTAGCGCTGGACCCTTCCTCTAGCTGCCATCCGTCCATCTGCACCGTACAGTTAGCGGCGATTGCGCCATTGGTCTGCGTCCCGACGCGTAGCCCGTAGGCATTCGCCGGAAGCGTGGCAGTAACGGTCACCTGCGACCATGCGGCCGAAGCACTGCCGGTAAGCGTCGCAATCGTTCCGCTTACCTTGCCCGTAAGCGCGCCGTTGGTGTCGTAGTAGGTAATGGTTGCCTTGACCTGCATGGAAGTGCCAGGGGTGATGTTCCGCACCCATGCCTGACAGGTGTACGTCTTACCCGGCTTAGCGGCAGGCTGCGCTGTCTGCGCAATGTCCGTGCCACTTCCCCAGGAAGTCAGCGCCGCAAACTGAAAGACGTTCGATCCCTGGAAAGCCGTAGCGCTGGCCACGATTTGCGCGCTGGGGTCCCTCGACTCAACGTAAAGGTTTGCCGGAATCAGTCCAGCGGTGAAACCGTCACCACCCGTCGCCTGCGGGGCCGTCAGGAGGTTAACCGTAGGCGGGTACTGCGCGCGCATGGCGAACGGCTGGAACGGCTGTATAGCGCCCGCAAAGGGCCCAGCAGCGTTCGTAGGGTCTAGGGCCGCATCGACGTTGCCCAGCGTCGCGGTAAGCGTGCCAGACTGCACCTGATCTAGTTCGTACTGACGCCCGCGCTGTGTGCCCGCTGTGCCCTGCGTGCGCTCGGTTACGTTGACTCTCTTGGTTGGCTGCGCCGCTCCCCCGCCAGCGCCGTACAGCGGCCCCCATGCGTACTCAATCACGGGGTAATTGGGATTGATGCTCACTCCCCCACCTAACCGGGGGAACCTACTAGCGTCAGTAGGTTCCCCCGTAGTATCAGCGCCGGTATCCCTGCCACGTGGCAGAGTTTCGCGCGCCTAGCCGTAGAAATTCCTTTTGGACGGTGTCGCGTAGCTGGTTCTCACTCACCACGGTTCCGTGAACTTCAATGTGGACGTTATGAACCGTCGGAGTGTTGCGGCGCACGGGGACCGCCAGCGCCGGACTCAGCGAGGGAGACCGTACGGCCTCACCCGTGACAGCGTTAACGGCGTCACCGACAACGGAACCAGCGGCCCGGATACCCTGCGCAATGCCGGGCGGAATCCACGCGCCTACCTGATCGGCGAACACGCGAGAGGGCGAGTGAATGCCGAGGAAGTGCTTAGCGTCGCTCAGTGCGTTGCCTGCCGCATCCTTGAGCGCCCCGGAAAGTGCTCCCGCGCCGTTCTTTACGCCGCTGACAATGCCGTCAATAATGGCCTTGCCAATCGACGTGAACCAGGAACCGACCGACTTTAGCGCATCCCGTGCCGCCGTTAGCTGCGCCACTAGCGCGGATTTGATCTGCACCGCCTTAGTGTGAACGTAGTTGTACGCGGCGAGTAGCGGCTTAGTAATCGCCGACTCGACCTGACCCCAAACCGAGGAAGCTGCCGAGCGGATTTCGCCCCACTTTCCAGACAGCCAACTACGTACCGAATTGAAGTACCCGCGCACTGCACTTATCGCGCTGGAAATAGGGTCGATAATGTACCTTTCGATACCGGCCCATTGCGACTTGGCCTCGCCAGCGATAGCAGCCCAAACAGCCTTGAAAAATCCGGCAACCGCATTCCAAATTGACTTGGCAGTGCCAAAAACCTGCTTGTGAAAGTGGTTCCACACGGCCACTACAGCAGCGATGTACGGAAGGAAAATGACCAGTAGTAGCGGCCACCACTTCTTAAAGAAACCGGCGATAGCGTTCCAGACGCTTAGCGTCGCGTTCCAGAGCCAATGCCACCCGCTTACGATCGGGTTAGTGACCGTGTGCCATGCGCCAACGAACCAACTTGCTAGACCCTGCCATGCGCGCTTTACCGGGCCTACGATGTAGTTGTCCCACACGCTTACGGTTTCGCTTGCGAGCCAATGCCACGCGGCTACCAGACCGTTAACCGTGGCCGACCACGCGGATTCAAGCCACGCGGCAACCTGCCTCCAATGCAGGATGAGCAGAACCAGCGCCGCGACTAGCGCCACGATTCCGACCACAATCCAGGTCAGCGGATCAGCCAGAATTGAATCAGTGAAACTCCAGGATGCGACCGTAGCAACCGCCAGGCCAGCAGTCAGGGCAAACAAGCCAATGCCGACGGCCTCTAGCGCTATCCGGTGAGATGCCAGAAACCCGACGCTGAGTCCGAGATATCGAATGAACTGCGTTGCTGCGGGCATTAGCTGAGTGCCAATTTGGATGCCCATCGCTTGCAGGCTGCCCTTAGCTTCGGCCATGCGCTGATTGAAAGTCTTCTGAACGTCCGCCCAACCCTCGACCCCCTTACCGCCCGCCTTGACGTGCTCATTGATACTCTGCACGTTCTTTCGAAAGGTAGCCATATGCGGGCCGGTGAGCTGCAATGCAGCCATCATCGACTTAGTACCGCCCACCATGGTTGCCAGCGCACCAATGTACGTTTGCTGCGTCGGCGAGAGGTTTGCTAGGACCTTCTGAAAAGCAGTCGTGTTGCTGGACGCGCTTTTCAGCTTTTCAATTAGCACGTCACCGCCGGGACCCATGTGCTTTTGGATCGCGTCGGTAATCATGGTCAGCGTGGATGCTAGGCCATTCTTGCCGAGATTCTTGGACACCGCGTAAGAGTTAAGGCCCAGCGATTTCATTTCGTCCGCTGCCTTAGCGGTCGGATTGCTGAGCTGCCCGATAGTCTGCCGCAGGTACGTGGCCGCAACCTTCGCGCTGGTGCCCTGCATGGTCATGGTCGCCATAGCGCCCAGAACCTCATTTAGCCCCACGTGGGCACTAGCGGCCACAGGGAGGATGGAACTCATGCTGCCCGCTAGGGCTTCCATGTTGGTCTTACCGGCCGCCTCAGTGGCTACTAGGGCATTCATGACGCCCGTGGTGCCCTTAGCCTTGATGCCGTAGGCATTCATGGCCGTAGTGACTGCGTCCGTGACCGTGGCAAGGTCAGCCGCGCCAACCTTCGCACCCTCCGCTGACGTTTCCAGCACCTTGAGCGCGGCCGAACCGTGAAATCCGGCAGACTCGACCATGTATAGGCCGGAAGTCAAATCCTTAGTGCTCTCGCCGACCTTTCCGGCCATGGCAAGGACGCCGTTACTGACAAGCCCCATATTGTTAGCGGCTTCACCGGCACCTGTGCGAACACGCGTCATGGCGGTTTGGAAATCGGCCGCCATATGCACTGTCTTCACAGCGGTTACAACGGCGGCAACGCCAATGCCCAGGAGAGCAGCCTTAGACACTGCTCCCAGGCGTGCCATGCTCCCGCCGCCCGCAGTCTCGACCGCAGCAAGCTCAGTGCGAACGCCCCGGGCAGTCGCGTTAAACCCGGTTGCGTTGCCGAGAAATTCAATAAAAACCGGAGGTAGCGCGCCCACGGTGCCTCATTTCTTTGTGGCGGTAGCCTTTGCCCAGGCCGCCTCCCAGACAGCGGGAAATTTCGGGGTGGCCTTAGCAACGCCCGGTTTCATAAACGGGTGTGATGCCTCAACGTGATTGCGGTAAAGGTTCGTAATGCTCTTTCCGCCACCCACACCAATGCCGCCGGAAAGCCCCTTAGGGGTCATCTTCGGCCGCTTCACACTGCCTACGGCCCTGCGCAGGTGGCCAGTAAGGGACCCCGGTCCGCCACCCTTAGTGACGTGGTGCGGATTCAGATTCAGATTCACAGCGGGAACACTTCCGCCGTTGCCGATAGCGCCTCGACGGTCCCAGCGCGGACGGCCCCGCATGCCGGATCGGACAGACACAACCGCTTGCCGCTGTACCTTGAGCAGAGCCGCGCGGGTAGCCGCATCCGTCCGCGCCTGCATGGCCAGCAATTCCGCTTGAATTTCCCTGACGCCACGCACGTAATCGTTAGCCATTAGCGCGCGCCTCGCGTTCCTGCATGTTGTTCTGCGCGCGAGTTACCGCGTCGTCTACGGCCAGCAGCCAATCAAGGGTTACGGCGGATTCATCTTCGAGGGCGGACGGGGGGCAATGCAGCAATTTGCAGAGCCGCCACGTCCGATATTCCTCGGCCGGCAATTGGTCTGCCCTATATTCGAATTTCCCCTCAATCGCTGCGGTTAGTCGACTGAGGGAGCGATAGGGCTATCAGCCTCCGGGGTCGCCTCGAAATCGGGCATGATCGCAGCGAGGAAAGGCGCGCAAGCCTCGCGGAGCGCGTCTAGGTCGCGGCCCGGAATATCCTGCACAGCCTCTAGCGAAACGTCGTCGCCATAGGACCAACCGGCGACTAGAGCCACGACTAGGTAGTCGTTAAGGTCTTCCAGCAGATCAAACGCGTCACCCATACCGGCCGCGATCTTGAGCTGAGCGTCAGCGCTGAGCGCCTTACCCTTGCCCTGACGCTGCGCCGTAGTAACCGCCTGAGCGAATGCCGGGCGGGCCGCTAGCTGAGCCTGAATACGCTTTAGCGGTCGCCGCTGACGCTCTCGCACGTCCGCAGGGTCCCGCAGGTCCGCATAGCCGTTGGGCAGAGTTACACGATTCATTAGACGTAAATTCCCGTCGCTACGGCATTCTTGATGGTGGCAAGGATCGGCGAGAAACCGCCGGAAGCGCCAATGTCAGTGGCATTCGCATTTGCGGAAAACGTGATGTCCAGCTCCACGAAATCACTGCCGCGCGAAATCTCAGCGGCCGAGTAGGTGCAAGAGGACATCTGTAGCTGTACCTGCGTAGCGCTGGCACCTGCGCCGGACGCGAAATTGATCAGCAGCGCGGGAGTAGCCGCAGTGAGGTAGTTAGTTAGCTGAGTGTCAGCGTCCATCACAACGGTTAGCTTGCCGTCGACAGTCAGCGGCCCGGACCACATGTCGATAGGTGCCTGAGTGCCGCTCACGGTCTGCACAGGCGTAACGCTGCGCTTGATGTTCACTTCACCGTCAATGACCGTGGTTAGCGGCGTGCCACCAATGCTTACAGCGCCGATCCAGGAAGCTAGCGGAGGAAGCGCGGTAAAGCTGCCCGTAGGCTTAGTGGCGGTAGCAGAGCCATACGCCATGACCTTTGCCGAATAGGTCAGCATCGCGTCAGCGGAAAACTTGAAACCTAGTTCGCTGAACTTGCCGCCCGCGTACGCCCGGGTACCCGCGACGTAGTAGTCAGTAAGCGTGTACGACTTAGGCTGACCCGTGCCACCATTCTGGACGCTCATTGCGTGCGTGAACGGGGCGGAAGCGCCGGTAGTCGTCACATCGCCGAGCATGCCAGCTAGCAGCCAACCAACGGTGTCCGGGTACACGTCCCCGTCAAAATCGATTTCGGAGCTGAGCTTACCGGCCACCTGTCCGTAGACATCGACCATCGAACCGCGCAGGCCCTTATCCTCCAGCAGCGTCAGGTTATCCTTGACGGTCGGAGGCTTGACCGGAATAAAGGCGGTAGGCGCGGCCGGTGTGCCTAGCGTGGTTTCCTTGGCAATGCCGAGAAACGAAAGATTAGTGGACTTAGCCATTTACGGCCTCCTTACTGTCGGGGGCGGAAACCGCCGTAGGGGCAGGATCAGAAACGGTCTGCCAGCGCCCATCCCCCGGATCTTCGGCAAGATCCGCAGTGATTCCCGGCTTAGCAGCGAGAGAGAGCGACGGGTAATAGCGTTCATCGTCGCCGGTGTACTTCAAAAGCATTTGGGGTCCATCCGTCCGGAGAACCTACTAGCGTCAGTAGGTTCTAGATGCGCTGGAAGCACTCAATTTGCAGCTCACACGTGGCGTGTTTGCCCATGTGCGCGTCGTCCCACTCGACCTCGGTATCGTCGCTGAGCGGTCGCGCGGTAAGTACGATTCCGCCCAGGGAAGGGTCAGTCCGCACGACAGCGCAAATGGCGTCGGAGAGAGCAGCAGCGCGCGTGTACGCTGCCTGATCCTCATCCCCCGCGCGGAACACGTCCACCGTGATCGTGAGGGCGTACCGTTCCTCTAGCCACCCTGCGCCCCCGCCGCCTACCAGGGAGTTGAAATTGATCTGCCGAGTAACGCGCCCGATTGCCACAATGTCATCCGGCTGATTGGGGCCCGGAATGTCGTAGCACACGACGAGACTGGCCCGGGTGTTCACAGGGTCCGGCTGTAGTTGTGCGGTCAGCGCGCTGAATAGGTACGCGCGGGCAGCAGTGACCGTAGATGCGGGAATACTCATGCGACACCTGGGGGTCGACGGAACGGGGACCATAGCTCAAGGACGCGCGCCGGAACGGCAAAGCCCGTGGGGATAACCGGGTCTGACGCATCAAAGCCGGAAGATCCGAAACGGGGTCGGCCACCCTGCTGCGTTAGCTGCCAGAGATGGCGGATTAGCTCAAGTGCGCCGAGACGCACCGTGTACGGGATCTGACCGTTGCGGCCAGCCGTGTAAACCACCTTGATATTTTTGGTACCGGCAGCGAATAGGGCAGCGTCTCCGCCAAAGGTGCGGCGGGTGATCTGCCCCGTGGCGTAATCGACCGTGTAGCCGAACGCGTCTGCCTGCGCCCCTAGGGGTTCCTCAGTCAGCGCGAAGCCGGACAGGCCGTAAAACTCGGTGATGCT